TTGCACTCACGAGCCTGACCGATCTTGTCGTAGGTTGATTTCGATTTGCGCGCCAAGTGCATCCATCCAGCAGATCAATAAGAAGTTACTTGGCACACGCTTGTATTGCTCCCACTTGTGAATCAACGATGAAGCGCAGCCTATGCGATCAGCTAGTTCCTCTTGTGACCAGCCACGCTCATGGCGAAGCGACACTAATCCTGTGACAAGCTGTTGCCAGTTGTCGCTAATCGCTTTGGGTTTGCTGTAATGCGTGAACTCTGATCGCATCCAGTACCTTTTTTGCAGTCGATAAACGCAAATCTTTCCCAGCAATGGTTCGATAGTATGTGCTGGTTGGTACGCCAGACAATCTAAACGCTTGTAAAAGCTGGACATTTGCTGCTTTTGCTGCACTTTCTAACTGTGTCATATAACTCAACATGAGAGTAATATAGTGCATTAATGCAGGCTTGCGCAAGTGTTTGAATGATGCAATACTGCATTAAGCTCTGATGACGATTGATATCTTATGCTGTATAAGTGCAGTGGGAGGTATCAAAATAATGGAAGACTACGAATCAAAGGCTATTCGTGTGTGGATGAGATCAGTCATGGCAACACGCGAATGGTCTGCAAATAAATGGGCGACGATGGCAGGTACAAGCCCGACTAACATCACCCGCTTTTTAAATGGTGGTAAGTTTGTGCCATCTTCTAAAACAATAGGTAAGTTAAGTTATATAGCGGGGTCAGCACCTCAATTATCTCAAACTGCGACATTGGATGCAGCTTCAAGAACGATCACGCTGAAAGATCCTCTTGAAAAAGATATAGGGGTGGTGACTGTGTATAATTTAACTGGTGATATAGTAGCGTATAGATTTGATAGACCCGCTCCTACATATGGAATTGATCCGAATGATATTGTTGTTGTTCGCGAGCAAAAGAAATTTGAGGAAACAAACATCGTGCTATTTTTTGATGATGAATACGGCATAAGTTTAGGGAGAAAACTTGACGGATTAAACGCTGTTTATCAGATAAGAAGAAACCGCACAGTTAAGCTTGCAAATGTGCGGGTTATTGGTAGGGTGGTTCAGATCGTCAAGAACCTTGATGATTAATTTGAGTATGTTTTAACGACCTAAGTGCGCTCATAACTGTTGTGTGATCTTTGTTTATAGCTCTGCCAATAATAATAAGGCTGGCTTTAGTTGTTCTGTAAGCTTTAGCAAAGTATTCATGTCTAGCATTTACAATATGTTTTGCTACTCGTGGGCTTATCATTTCCATCCATGTTACACCACGATCTTCACATACATTTTTTGCAATAAATACGCATTGCTCAAGCTGCCATGCTTGGTCAATATCAAACCGCTGTGGCATATCTTATCTCCTTATCTAGCATTGCCTGCTCTTGATCGATTGCATCTTCGATGCTGTCAGCATGGACTTCTTCCCATGCTGATACAGCGCGTGCTTCGAAACGATCACGATTGAAGTTAGGATTAGTTGGGCACAGCTTGTCAGCTAGGTCACAAGCCTGCGTTGGATGGGTCATGAGAGGGCCAAACACATCAGCAATAAACTCGAAGTGTTGACGCGTGAAACGTGGTGCTTTGTTAGCCATATGTAACCTCCTATTAATGGCAGTGATCGCAATCCTCTGGCACAACATCGACCATGCCGAAGCCGCCAAAGGTTGCTGGTGAATCCCAACTGCGCACATATACAAAGCCTTTGTCTTGACATTTGTCGCAGTTATAATCCTGTGTTAATGCAGGTTGGATGTTGTGTTTATGCAAGCTTTCCATTGAATGCTCTACCTTTCATAAGTAATACTACTGCATTAATGCATTACTGCAAAGAATTAAATAACTTCGCGTGTGATTAACGGTGAGTCGTGATGCTTCCATACGAATGGCCGATAGTCTTCGAGGTAGCCATCAGGTGATGGCATGTCGTAAGCCTTTGAGAATTGCAACATCATCTGCAGTTGGAAACGATTGCCGATCATGCGGATGTCTTCCATCACGGTAGCCATTTTGGTGCTGACATCTGTGCTGTCACCATCAGGTGTGCCGCCAAGGATAAGGCCACGCCCAGCCAGTGGCATGGGATAGTTGGCGTGCATCCAGAAGTATTGATCGTCAACATACAATCCTTCGTCATTGATGTAGACATGATCGTCAACGTAATCGTAATCATCTGTGTGGTACAGACGGACGACATCAAACGCTCGGCCAGTGCCGATGTGTGACATGATTGTAGTGAAGTCACCGTTGTAATTGGTAGCGGTAACGAGTTGGGTAAACGGATCTACTAAAATAGCTTTCATTGATGAATCCTCCATGAAGCTGGTTGCGGAAAGACATGATTTGGGGAGGCTTGCCCCCTATCAACGTGCAAGTGATCGAGCGAACAAACGCTCGATGATAGCATAAAAAAAGGGGCTGCCAGAAGACAGCCCCAGTCTAAGGGAGAGAATGAATGCCCCGCCCCGAAGGGCGGGGTGCGGCAAGTTACGCCGCGTACTTGGCTCGTAGTTCAGCCTTGCGCTTTTCCGAAATCGCTGACTTCGGTGAGGCTGCACGTTCTTGGTAGGCATCGCCGGTACAGTCTTGATAGGCTGTCTTGCTCTGCTCCACGAACTGCTGCAGCATTTCGATCTCGACTTCAATGTTCGAGAGTCTTTCGTCGATGCGATCCAGTGCGATGTCATCATAGTGCATCGCGCCACGCACCGCGCCGTACTTCGCGCAGATAGCTAATGTGCCTGAGTCTGGTGCTTGGTCAGCCCCAGCGATAACCTTGCCGTCTTCAACAAGCTGCGCTGAGTCCTTCTCCTTTTGAGTGATTAGCCAAGTAGCCTGCTCAATAACTTTACGCAAAAGATTTTGAGTGAGATAAATGTGACCCTTAGAGTTTTGAAACTCAGGGAATGCTGCCTTGTAAGCTGCGGTGAAGTGATTAGTTTTCTTGCTCATGAGAACCTCCTGTAGAGCTGGAGAGGACAAACCCCCTCGGTAAGAATGGTCAGGCGACTGTGCTGCTTCGTGGGGTCAACCCCAACACGGCTCCGCGCAGCGGAGGTGGTGCGGGCAGGGGATTGAAGGGCGCACAGCATATAAGCGACCGGAGCCTAGCCCGCATTACAGCGGGCGTCCGGTCACGCTATGCGCCCACCCCCTAACGATGCAGTGCAGTAGACGGATCATCCGAGGGGGTGTTCCTCCCAGATCTGCAGGATCAGGTTGGAATGACAAGAAAGCTAATCATGGAGACGCAGATTGCGAGGCCATTGCCTGAGTTTCAATGCTCTAAGCTGTGAGGTCTTGTGCGCTCAAATCTTGCGTAATGTGCGTTGACAGGCTGCTTGGCTGAGAGCGATAAAGGGGGGGACACAGGGGGGGTTGTTTAAACGGAAAGGTTGAGATGAGATGCCAAGCGAACAGACAAAGGCATTAGCTGTGACGGAGCGACAGGCGCGGCTGGTCGATACACTTGTAGCATCGGGCTGTAGCATCAAGGAAGCCGCGCATGAAGCCGGATATGCTGCCGGTGAGAGTGGCAGAGTGACAGCCAGCAAGACTTTGCGGCTGCCACACGTGCAGTCGTACATGATGCAGCGTGTTGCGGAAACGCTTGGCTTGAACGCTACGACCGCCGCGGCGCGCTTGGTGCGCCTCGCTCAAGGGGCTAAGAGTGAGTATGTGCAACTCGAAGCGAGCAAAGACATATTGGACAGGGCTGGCTTCAAAGCCCCTGAGCGACACATGCACCTTCACGCTGGCGACATCTCTGTGCAGATAGACCTAAGCTAGCATCGTAATTGCGTGCAGCTTCGCCGCACACCTATATAGTTGCAATGCCATGCGATCCTAGATCGCGTCCGCATTGCGCAGCAGAAGCATTACGCGATTACTTGCTTGCGTTGAGGGGGGGTCCAAAAAACGGTGTGTGCCGCCTCGACCCCGCCTATCACTGAGGAAATTTGCCAAAAGGCTTTGTAGCACTTGTGCAGCGTTACAGCCGCATTGTATAATTCTCTCATGCGTTTAATACTTGCTTTGGCTTTGATTCCGTTTGCTGCTTCAGCTTCTTGCCTTGATGACCTCAAGGATAATGGTTGGCGTGTAGAAGCTGCGCAATCTCCTAGCGGTGTTTGCAGTATTGATGAGCCGGTAAGGTTATACGCAACCGACACGACAGTTTTTGAACCATCTATATTGCTATCCTGTTCAACAGCAAAAGATGCTGGCACTTGGGCAAAAAATATTTCAGCCCAAAAGGTTCGTCATGTGGGTGGGTATAACTGCCGCAAGCAGCGCAATAGTTTCTTTCGCAGCCAGCACAGTTATGGTGCAGCTATAGATGTAACGCATATTGATGGCGTGCCTATAAGCAAGCAATGGCGTGCTGCGTATAAAGAAGGCTGCAAAGTGTTTAACACTGTATTAACGCCTGACCATGACGCATTACATGCCGATCATTTGCATATGGACAATGGTTGGGGTTTTAGTTGTTTGTTTGATTTTGTGCGTTGATGCAATAGCCAGATGCGGCACATATTGTCAGCATGGCAAGCACAGGATCAATGATCGCAGGTGAGGCGGGTATTACGCCAACCTTTGACGATATTCTTAAAGACCTACCCATGCACCAGAACTTTTATCTGCGTGGCGTGTTCAATGCTTTGTTGCCTCCATTTATGAACCCGCTAGAGCGTGAGATCAACGAGCGTTCTGTTAATGGCGAAACGGTTGAGGCATTGCGCTTGCTGGTTAATTCAGTGTTTCCGGATATTGACAATATGCCTGATGGCCCTGTTGGTCGCATTGATTACGATACGATTAACAAACGGTTTAACCTCGATAACATTTTTCGTGGCAGCAACTTTAATGTTGGTTCGTTTGAAGAAGATGTGAAGATGTCTCTTGGCACATTTGGTGTTGTCAAAATAGATGGCCGACCTGTTGTTATAGACAAGTATAATTTTCCTACTGTTGGTAATTGGAAAGAGTTTGAAGAAGTTCAAACTCCGTCTGATTACATGCAAGCCATGCAGGATATGCCTGACAAGAAAATGTACTTTGGTGCGCGGTTTGCTGCTGAACGCCTCATGGGTGATGACCAAGATGACAACCTCAATGTAAACATTCGCATACCAGAACAGCCGATGGTCATTGATGTAGACTATGATGATGATCCACCTCAGGGTGCGCAGGATATGGTGCTGCGCGGCCCGATGACAAACAAGCGCAAAGAGATATGGGATACATTCACAAGCATGTTTATCTCTGAGGCTAATGCTGGTCAGCTTGACACAAAATATATTGGCGGGTTGCAAAATGCTGGTGTTATTTCACCTGATGAAGCATTGGGAATTGCTTCTACAGGGAATGTTTTATCCAGTGGATTGAGTAAATTTGAAGCGGAAATAATGCATGGCACAGAGGTTCCGTCAATGTTGGATTCCGTAAACCCCTACAAAAGTTCTAGCAACTAATGGCAAAGACACCAGCATGGACACGCAAAGAAGGTCAGAACCCCAAAGGTGGACTCAACGCCAAAGGTCGCGCCTCTTACAAAGGCGGCACACTCAAAGCACCAGTCAAGAAAGGCGACAACCCTCGCCGCGCCAGCTTCCTGCAGCGCATGGGCGCAGCAAAGGGGCCGGAGCGTGACAGCAAGGGCAGACCCACAAGATTACTGAAATCATTGATTGCATGGGGTGCATCCTCAAAGTCTGACGCTGTAAGCAAAGGCAAAGCAATTAGCAAGCGCAACAAAGCAAAGAAGGGTAAGGCATGAAGTATAAGCTAGGCGATGGCTCGATCTATGAGGGGCCAGTATCCGCATTGCCAGACGGCAGGCTCAAGACAGGTGCAACATTAACAGAAGATAGTGTTCGTTGCTGGCCTATCGAGGATCACCAGATCGAGCGTGCGCGTGATGATCGCGGTTCTTTTAAAGCTGACGATCCTGCAACACCTGAGATCAATGAAGCCTTCACGGCAAAGAAGCCTGCAAACAAAAGAGTAAAGTTGAAAGCATGACAAAGAAAAAAGGTCTCTACGACAACATCAATGCACGCAAGAAAGCTGGCACATCACGTTCAAAAGCAAACAGCACTGTGTCGGCTAAGTCTTATGCTGCAATGAAAAAAGGCTTCAAAAAGAAATGAGCTTTCTTCACACCCTCAAGAAAGAGGAGCGTGATATCCTGCGCCGTGTAGTACGCAAGGTACACATGCACCACCATCCGAATGAATTCCAGACCGACTACGAGGCTGACAAGATTATCTCTGTGATTGCACCAGAGGTTGTTGCTCAGATGATCAAGCGCGGCAAGGATCTAAAGGTTGACCAAATTTAAATACAAACCCGACGGTGAGGTGCTGAAGGCTTTTATGAAGTCTGATGTATTCTTTCGTGGCTTGCGTGGCCCTGTTGGATCAGGCAAGTCTGTTGGCTGCTGCGTTGAAGTCTT